AATATGACAAATAGAGATATGACTTTACAACAATTAAAAGAACAAAAAAAAGAATTAAACGAAAAGCTAGAACACTATGAGTTTAACGGACCGTCAGAAAAGGTACAAAAATTAGAAGACGAGCTTTTTGAAATAAACGATACAATAAAAAAACTTGGTTAAGAGAACGCAAATGAAAAAATTTATTGATCCTAAAAATCCTGATACAGTTGGTAAAAGTGCTTGGAATCTAGGCAACCATATATTGATTATATGCTTTGTTGCTGCCCTATTATTTGTTGTGAAAGTGAGTTATAGTTAATGAACATTTTTTATTTACATAAAGACCCAAAGATTTGTGCTGAACAACACTTAGATAAGCATGTGGTTAAAATGCTTATCGAGTATGCTCAACTTATGTCAACTGCTCATAGAATGCTTGATGGTGTTAAGTATATTGCTAAATCAAAAACAGGTAGAAAAGTTACCAGATATAGATTAGAAAATAAAAATGAAGAAGCAACTATCTACAAGGCTTGTCATTTACATCACCCGAGTGCAGTATGGGTTAGGAATAATGTTTACAATTATCAATGGTTATATAAAATGTGGACTCATCTACATGAAGAATTCCAATTAAGATATGGTAAAGATCATAAGTCATATACCTTGTTATATGAATTGTTAAAAAATCCCCCTAAAAATATTCCCCTAAATATTCCTTTTAATCAACCAACACAAGCAATGCCTGATGATGTAAAGAATGAAGATAGTATTGTCGCTTATAGAGATTACTATGTGAAATACAAAAAAGATTTTGCAACATGGAAAACAAGTATACCTGAATGGTATAGTGAGGGAATAAATGCCAACATATAGATTTTATAATAAAAGAACTAAAGAAGAATATACAGACTTAATGTCTATTTCTGAAATGGAAGAGTTTATTCAAAAGAAACATATCAAATTGTTACCACCTACACAAATAAATATCGTATCAAGTGTGGGTAATATAGATAGTAAAACTGATAATGGTTGGAAAGAAGTATTATCAAAAGTATCAGAGGCACACCCAGCAAGTGCATTAGCAAATCAATATGGTAAAAAGTCAGTAAAAGATACACAAGTTGATAGAATAATACATAAACATAGACGAAAGAAAGCAGGGAAGAAAGTATAAATAGTACTATGGCAGATTTCGATTTTTTAGAAGGATTTGATGCTGATGGCGATTGGGGTTTTACTTCAGTTAAGACCAAACCAGCAACAGAAAGTAAAGCAGAGTCAGACGCTACAAAAGAAGTTGTCAAGGCGACAGCAGACGGTGTGGGTAAGGCTGTGTCTAGCGAGATCATTAATAGACTAGAGAGTAAACTAGACAAATTATTGAGAGCAACTAATGAAACAAAAGAAACAGTTGTTGCCAAGAACGAAACAGAATTAGAGATTGCTAAAAAACAAATGGATGACGAGTATGATCTACGAAAAGATAATCTTGGTAAAGAATACAAAGACAGTTTTAAGAAACTAGAAAAACTTATCATACCTCTACTAATCAAATTAGCAAAATCGCCTGAGGCCTACATTCATTGGCCAAACAGAGCAGAAGTAATTGAATCACAATTGAAAAAGATTGTTGCAATTACTCGTGGAAAATAATCAACAAAGGATATAAAATGAAGTTAAGCAAGAATTTTAGTTTAAAAGAAATGACTGCTAGTCAAACTGCTGAGCGTAAAGGTATTAATAATAATCCTAATGACGATCAGATTACAGGACTACAAAAATTATGTGAGAACATATTACAACCAGTTAGAGATCACTATGCTACACCAGTAACAATTTCTAGTGGGTTTAGAAGTGAAGAATTATGTGTTGCAATTGGCAGCTCAACTAACTCACAACACGCTAAAGGCCAAGCGGCAGACTTCGAAATATTTGGAACGCCAAATGCTGAATTGGCAAAATGGATTATAGATAATTTAGATTTTGATCAACTTATATTGGAATACCATAAACCAGAAGAACCTAATAGCGGATGGATTCATTGCTCATACAAGTCACCTACAGATAATAGAAAACAAACATTGAGAGCATTTAGAAACGATCAAGGTAAAACTCAATACGTTGAATATAATCCTAACTGAACGCTTGGCATAGTCAGTAAAGACGAGATAAACGATATGCTGACACTTCATAGAAGTACATAGCTTGACCTTTTGTTAGGTATATGATATAATTACAGTATGAATAAATTACACGAATATATGAAACAAGCATATGATATGAAAAGTTTTACTCATGTGCCACAAGAAAAAAAAGAATTAAATATACTTACCAAAACTATACAAGGTAAGAGATTTTATGTATTACCTAACGGTAACAAGTATCCCTCAATTACAACTGTGCTATCGGCTAGAGGCAATGAAGGTATTGCAAGATGGCGTGAATCAGTAGGTGAACAAGCTGCAAATACTATCATGAGGAATGCAGCTAGGAGAGGCACAGCCGTACACACATTAACAGAAAACTATCTTAACAATGAAGAACTATCGCAACAAGGAGTTTTACCTACTGCGTTATTTACCATTCTAAAAACTGAACTAGATAAGATAAATAATATAGTAATGCAAGAAGGTGCTTTATACAGCGATAAATGGGGTGTTGCTGGTAGAGTTGATTGTATTGCAGAGTATGATGGTAAGTTATCTGTAATAGATTTCAAAACATCTACAAAGGAAAAAAAAGAGGAATGGGTAGAGAACTATTTTATTCAGACTTCTGCTTATTGTGAAATGTTTGAAGAACTATATGGTAAAGCAATTGATCAAATAGTGATATTGATTGTAACCGAAGAAGGTGCCACACAAACTTTTGTTAAAGATAAAAAAGATTATTTACCCCTATTAAAACCAGCAATAGAGGAGTTTCATAAGAAATTTAAAGAAGATGGAAAAACTAATTAAAACAATATGTGGACTATTTTTTATATTATGTTTATCTGTTAATTCATACGCAGGACCAAAAAGTTTGTCAAGTTATCCTTGGCAACTACAAGATATGCCAATATGGTGTGGTCCACTAGAAATGGTTAATGAGGCGTTAAAAAAAGAAGGTTATGTAAAGTTTGAAGTAGCATTCGGTAGAGTATCAGCAATGCCAGATGGTGAAATTGCTTATGCAGTAATAACTTATGCTTCAAAAGATATTGAAGGACATATTATAAGAACAATGGAAACACCTGCTCAAGGAGAGAAGTGTATATTAGAGGTTTTATTTAACTATACAGTTATTGAAACACCTAAACCAGAAACGAATTAATTGTTGATAAGAAGACAATAACTTTTAGGGACCTGGGTGCAATACCCAGCCACTCCACCATTCAAACAATGAAATTTGAGGGGTGGAAATAGGATCGACCATTAGGTAAAACTTCTAGGAGATTGATCGCTAACACCGTACTGTTATTTAAATGCTGACTCACAAGGTTTCGCATTAGCGGCTTAGGTCGTTAGGGGTTTGCCTGTACCTCGCAACAGAAACAGGCACTATAAATTATGAATAACTATATACAAATATATAAAAATGCAATAGATGATGAGTACTGTGATGAACTTATCAGTAAGTTTGAAATTGAATCTAATAAAGAGACCTACGATCAAGGTCCTATGTCTTTCACACAAGTTAATCTCAATCAAAATAAATGGCAAGGTGATGTAGAAAGATTATCATCTGTATTCACAAAATATCTTGAGCAATATAAGAACGATTGTATCATAACAGATCAAATGTGGCCGGATAAATATGCCTTTGAAGAAATAAGATTAAAGAAGTATTTACCTAACGATAAAGATCGTTTTGATCCTCATGTAGATTCTATCAATATTGAATCAGCAAAAAGATTTCTAGTATTCTTCATATATCTACAAGATAATGCTAGAGGAGAAACTAACTTTCCTCAACTAGGATTAGCTTCACCTTGTAAAAAAGGTTCACTACTAATGTTCCCACCATTATGGCCGTGGTTACATCAAGGCATGAAACCGGTAGAACAACCGAAGTATATAATTGGTAGTTACCTACACTATACGCTTGACAGCAAGTGATTAATATAGTATAATAGACATATGACAGATACAAT